AGCCCGTGGTCGCCGTGGACCCTTCCGTAAGCGTCGTGGTGTGTGTGTAGGTGAACGTCGTTGACGACGGGACCGATGCGACCGTGGCCGTGGCGATGTTGTAGTCAGAGGTAATGCCCGTCACCGCGATAACGTCACCCACGCCAAGGTTGTGCGCGGCTGGCGTCGTGAGCGTACGCGTAGTGCCAGACGACGAACGGTTAGTGATCGGTGCAAGATCAGGCAGCGCCAGACAGGAAACGACCAGCCCCGCGTCCGCGGTCGTAGATTCCGTCAACGTGTTCGGGTGCGTGTAGGTGACAGTCGTGGACGTTACCGCCGTGACCGGCATCCGCCGCCCCGTGTAATTGGCGGCGGCGGCAACCTTAGTAACGTCTACCAAACAGCCCACCGTCAGGTTGTGCGCGTAGGCCGTGGTGATCGTGCGCGAGGTTCCCGACGCCGCCCGTTGCGCGGACTTCCACGACGCAAAAGGACGCGACCACAGCGACAGCGGCGAAAACGGGTTCGCTTGGTACAGGTACGTCTCGCCCGGTGCGCCCAACGTGGCGTCAGGCTTGACGCTAATCTGCGTCGAATGGATCAGCCCGCCCGTGGCGGTCAGGCGCGCGTTCGTTCCATCGTCCCATGCCTGCAACCCCAGCCCGCGAACGTCCAACGCAGAACGGGACACCGCGTTAGCGCCCTCATCCCGAACCGTGAACGAACCGCCAGCCGTCGCCGGAACCCACGCCGAACCGTTCCATTGCAACGACTGTCCAGAGCTGGGGGACGACGCCGAAACGTCCGACAGGTCGTCCAGCACCGCCGGAACAGTAGGCTTGCCCGACAGGTCCGCATACGCGCCCGACGTGGCAACCGCCGCCAACCCGGAAACGTCACCAGCCGCGTGCCCGTGGCTGGTGGCCGCCTTGCCCGCCAGCGCCGTATCCACCTCCGACTCGGTGTAGTACCTGTCGTCGTGGTCGGTGCTGGTGGGGCCGTGGTGCGCGGTCAGCGCCGCAGCAGCCGTCGCCTCCGCCGCAGCCTGGTGCGCGTCGTCCGCGCTGTCCGTCTGCGCCTTTGTGTAATAGCGCGCGTCGCCGCGTGTGTCGTTGTGATACTGCGTGTGGTCGTCGTCCGCCAGCCCCGTCAACGCCCCGTGATCGGTGACACCGCCCGCCGCTGGCGCTTCCCATGCAGCGCCGCCCGCGCCGTCCGCCGTCCACACGTGACCGTCGGCAGCAGCCGCCGGGTTCGGAATCCCCGCGTGACCGTGTGACGCCGCAGCCTTATTCGCGTCCAGGTAATCGTCACGGTCTGCCAGCGCGTCCACCACCGTGCTGCCGGACTTACCCGCCGCGTCCATACGGTCAGAACCGCTAGGCCGGTTCACTGAAGGCATAGGCACAACGCCCACCCACCTTTCACAAAAACCCGCGCCAAACCCGCACGTTCACCCCCACCCGCCCAGCGCCACAACGCCGGACGGGTGAGAGTCACCGCACGGACTAGGAAACGATGACGTCCGCGGCCACCAGGCCGGTCGGACGCGTCACCTTCACGCCGTAGACGTGCAGACCCTTCACCATGTCAGCGAACCGCTTTTCCATGCGGGCCGCCTCAACGGACACGATCTGCTCCGCCACCGTGGTAGCGATGCGCGAGCCGGCAATCTGATAGATACCGGCACCCGCACCCGGACCCGCGGGCAGGTTGTTGGACTTGTAAATGCTGAAACCGGCAGCCTCACCCACGCGACCGTTCGCGCGCGCGACAGCGCCAGCCGCCGAACCGTCCGCGACAAACCGCGAATCCTTCAGCAGCTTGCCGTAGAACGCGGGCGTAATGACCGCGAACCTCTCCTGCTCGGGAACGTCCGCCTGGTCCAGCAGGACGCCCCAATCCACCAGCGCGTCGTACGCGCCCGCGGCGGTCGAAATCGTCGCCTCCGCAATGTCATGGTCCGGCGCGGCGTCGCTGGCCCCGTTTGCCATAGTCGCCAGCACGTAGCTGTCGAACGTGTTGGCAAGGCCGTACGACGCGCGACGCGTCGCCTCATCCAGCAGAGCGCCACCGTTGACGGCCTGCGCCCGCTCCACGTCGTCCAGCTCAAAGGCGAAATACTTTGCCTGGTCGATCAGCAGCGAACGGGTGGCGTCGTCAATGTCCTCCACCGTAATGTCGTTGTGCGCCGTGTACGTCCCGATGGTCGGGTCCGTAATGCTGGTGATCTTGACCGAATCACCCGCGCCGCGCACGTCCCCCTCATAGTCGCGGTTCACGACAGCCGAAGCCACCGAAAAACGCGAGAGGTTGGATAGAATCTTGCCCGACCAAACGTCAGGCACGAAATTGGTCACCGCCATAGTGTATTACCCCTTATCTCTAGGCAGTAGCGAATGGTCACCCTCCGGTCAACACCTTGGACAAACGCCCCGCAGCGAACGCTTCGTCAACCTGCTGCGGCGTCATTCGTGCCAGGTCTTGCCGGGTGAGCTGTGCCGTAGCTGCCCCATTGCGGGGTCCAGCGTCGGCGTCGCCCCGGACCTTCGGGCTTTGCGCCGTCAGATAGGGCCGATCAGCGGCGAGTCCAGCCACCGCGTCGCGGATAGCGGATTCGTCCACCGTTCCGTCGTCACTCATCGGGAGCGCCGACAGGTCAAGGAAGCGCAGCGCGTCAGCAGGATCGGCCAGCACGCCAGCGGCGGCGGCCTTCACCTCGGCGCGTAGCACACGTTCGTTAGCCACACGCGTCGCCTCCGCGACAGCCTCGGCGCGCAGCGCGTCCACGTCCACGGTTTCACCCGCGTTCGTGCGCTCCAACGCCTCCAAGCGTGCAGCCAATTCCGCGACACGCTGCTGCGCCTCACGTTCCCGCTGCTGCGCCTCGCGCCGCTCCGCCTTCATACGGTCCAACGCGCGCTTCCCCTTATCGCCCAGCGCGGACTCATCGCCTTCGGCGGTGGTGTCCTGCACCGGGTCGGTCACCTCGGCGTCCTGCACCGGGGCCACGTGGTCCCCAGCGTCCGAAACCTCGGTGCCGTCGTTCACGGCCTCGTCAGCCATTGTGTTCCCCTCCGTTGCGGAGACAGCCGCAGCCTTGCGCTGCGGAAACCTTGCGGCGCTAGTCAAGGATGTACGCGTACTTGCGCAGCATCCGAATCGCCTCGGCGCGGTCGCCCTGCGCCTGCCAATAGATAGCGTCTACGGACAGCCGTTCGCCGCGAGTGCCAGCGCGCCCAAACGATCCGCGGCGCGTCGTGCCTGCCGACGTCGTGCGCGGCGTCTGCCCGCGGCCCCCTGGCAACGCCATGCCGCGCTTAGCGTTCACCACCTGCGCCGGGTCCGCCCCGTCACGAATCGCCTGCGCCGACGCCTTACCGAACGTCTTGTCCTGCTGCGCCTTCGACATAGACGCTATAAGCGCCCGCGTGTCCTCATCCGTGCCGCCGAATTCCGGCCCCGTGTACGGCTCATGTACGCAATCGCAGCGCGGGTGCCGTAGAAAGCCGTCGCTGTGCGAGTAGAACCGCCCCGCCAAAATCAGGCACCGCGAACACGACGGGGCGTGCAGCCGCCGAACGTAGCCGTTCACCGCGTAGTCGTTCGTGATCGCAACCTGCGTCGCCAACCGTCCAGCGTCCGCCGTCTCCGTCTGCGCCACCATGACCGCGAACGTCTGCCCACGCAGAAACGCCGCCGCCTCCGACAACCCCTGCTGCACGTAGCGGCGCGTGAACAGCGCGGGCAACGTCAGCAGCGACGTGAGCGGGCGACCATCCGCCGCCACCCCCACAAACGCCTGCGTATTCACCGTGCCGTCCGCCTGCGGGCGTTCGCCCTGAGACACCACCGACGCCGCCACATAGTCCTGCGCCGGGGCCGCAGCCGCCGCCTGCCCGCTGGACACCAGCGCCGCCGCCTCAACAGCGGGCCACGTCTCCACCGGACGCGCCGGGTCAACCGACGCCTTCCACAGCTGCTCCACCCGTAGCGCCGTCGTCGCCGCCGTCTGCGCCTGCCGCTGGTACCAGCGCTCCGTCAGCGCCTCCACCAGCTACTCCCCGGCGTCAGGCTCAGGCTTCACGCCACCCAGCAGCGCGGCAATGTCGCCGCCCAGCAGCCGCGACGCCGCGCTGTCACGCATACCCGACCAGCGGTCAATCTCCGTCTGATCCACCCCCGGCAGCCGCTCCCACAGCGCCTCATCCGGCACACCCAACGCACGCATTTTCAGCAGCGCGTCCACGTGTTCGCCCTCGGTGCGGTACTGCGGGTCACGCCACACAACGCGGCCCTGCGCCAAACCGGACGCCGCAGCCGGGTCCCCGTTCGCCAAGTGCCCCAGCCGCACGAATTCACGCAACCCACCGGCAAACGCGTTCTGCCGCTCCACCACCGCCGACACCAGGCCGCGCTCCGCAGCCGTCAACGCCTCGCCCGACAGGTTCACCATTTGCCCCAGCAGATAATCCGGGGGCGTCTTAGTCAGCGCCGCAATGTGCGTCACCGCAAGCTCAATAACCTTTGTGTAATTGGACAGATCAGCCGCCGCCCACTCACCGATCTTTGCGTCCGCGTCCTCTAGCCACGCGATACGCGACACCCGGAAACGGTCAACCGGAATAGGCCGTTCCCCGACCACGTTCCCGTCCGCGTCCCGAATCGCCTCCATAGGCTGTTCCGCGCCCAACACCACACGCTGCGGGAACGCCGCGAAATCCGACGCCGTAATCAGGTGCGACCACAGCAGGTTCACCGTGTCCTGCACCGGAATGACCGCCGCCAATTCCGACTGCGGCGGGGCCATGAGGCGCAGCCTGTTCGGAATCTCCACCAGCGGCACCGCGCCCAAGTCGTGCGGCAACGGCCACGGTTCGTCCGCAACCTCGCGCGGTTCCCAACCGCCCTTGCCATACGACACCACCGCAAGCGGCGACCGCGACAACTTAGGCCGCCGCCACTTCCAAACCTCATCCGCGGTATACAGCGTCGCGTACTCGGTGTCGTCGTCCGCCCACGCCTTCAGCCCCGCGACCCGCTGCCGCGTCCCCGGCGCATACCCGACAATCGCCTGCGCCGGATGCTCAAACGTCATGGACACACCGTCCGGCCCAGCCCACGCCAAACCGAACACGCGCCCCGAAATCAAACCTTCCAGAAACGCGGCATTAGCCTGCGTGTCAAGGTCCTGAGAGCGCCACAGGTCCCACGACGCCCGGTCCTTCTCGCGCCCGTCGTCGCTGCGGAAACCCGCAACCTCCAAACGCTCCGCCTTAGCGTCCACCACCACGCCGCACCAATTGTCCGCGAACGTGCCGAACAGACCGCCGAACGCCTTACGAAATTCGTCCGACGCGAATTGCAGCGGATGGTCGCCGCGGTAGTACGCGTCGAACCGCTCAACGTCAGGCGTGCGCGCCAGCAGCTCCGCATACAGCGAATCCACCTGCGCCACAGCCTGTTCCGCGGTCAGCGGCATAGGGGAACCTCCATCATCCGATCGCGGCGTACCGCTTGCGTCGCGGTGACGCCAGCCCCGCCGCTGTCACGTCCCCAGCCGCCTCATGCGCCAACACGTCAGACACAAGGGCGTCAATCTTTTGGTGTTCGTGCGGCTTAGACACCAGCACGTAAGCGCCGCGCCGAACACGCCGCGCGTTCAGAACATGCACCCGAGTAACCGGGCACCCGTCGTGCGTGAACGACCCCGCGGCCAGGTCCGTCGCCCACCGCTCCAACGCCCGCGACATAGGCGCAGGACGATACGTCGGCCACGCCACCACCCGCTTATCCCCGAAGCGGGCCGCCCACGCGTCCAATTCCGACTGCCACAACTCGGTGTCCGCGTACATGCGCACCACGTCGTAGCGGTCAAACAGCGATTCCACCGCCGCCTGCACCTCGGCACGCGGAACCTCGCCGCCGTGTTCGGTCGGATTCCACACCATCGCCTTGCCGTCAGGGAAGCGCGGCGTGAACCCGTGCCATGTGTCACCGATCCGGGCGCGGCAGCGAATCACCGTGTGGTCGTCGTACATGGACCCGTCAAACCCGACCACGACCAGCGCACCGTCCGGCACCTCGGTGTCCGGGGCCGCCGCCGCATCCCACGGGCCAGCAGATTCCAGAAACGCGTCCGACCCCGCCACAATCCGGTTACCGAAAAACCGTTCCGCCTGCGCCGGGTCAACCGTCAGCAGCTCCGACGCCTCTGCCTCAATCGCTTCCAGCACCACCCAGCCGCCGCGCTCCACCAGCGCGTCGTCATACACGTGCCGGTGAATCTTACGGCGCTCCGCCTTGTTCCGATACGACAGGTTCGACGGTGCCAGCAGGTGATCCCGCAGCACGTCGTCCACCGTGGACTCCGCCGTACGCTGCGCGACGCTGTTCTGAGACGGGTCCCACGCGTTCGTCATCTCCACCGCGCGCCCGTCCATACCCGCAAGGCCGCGGCGCTGCGTCTCGGCAACCTTCACCATTGCGGTGTCAGGCGTCCAAATACCTGTTTCGTCCTGCACCGCAAACGTGATACGCGCACCCAGCCGCGCACGCGCCGACGCCGTAACCGTCTGAATCATGCCGCCACCAGGCAGGCGTATAAATTCCTCGCCCGTCCGCGGAATCACATTCGCCAGCGGCCCCAGCTCCACCATCGGGCGCAGCGCCGCATACACGTTCGCGGTCTGTTCCTCCGACGTGGCCGTGATCTGAATCAGCGGCGTGTCCCACACGCGACCCTGCGGCTCACCCTCGCGGTAGCCGTACACCCACCCGCACGGGCAGCAGTTGTCAGCGCAGCGGTACACGTCACCCGCCGCAGCCCACCCGTCAAACAGGGCGGGGCCAACACCTTCCAGCAGCGCCATAGCAGCGGCCAACGGAGACTTGCCGTATTTCTGCGGGCGGACGAATTGCGACCGCCGATAACGGAACGCGGACCCGCGCGCACCCGGCGCAGCGTCCGCCTTCACGTCGTAGTGACTCGCCAGGAACAGCGTTTGCGCTCGCGTCGGTACGAACGTCTCACCGCGGCGTTGGCCGTCCGGCACCACCAGGTGCGCCACCAGCCATTCCAGCGCGACTAGCAGCGGGCGATCAGGAACCCGCAAGGTCACGGCGCGACTCCGCCAGAATGTCCGCGATGCTCACCACCGGAGCAACCGGCCCGGTCGCCGCCGCCTCGGTCCCCGGCGACAACCGCCAGCGATTCAGCCGCAGCCCCGTGACCGACAACCCCAGCGCGTCGGTGCCCTGACGCCACAGCGTCACCGACGCCACCGACGCGTCCGGCAGCCCCGCCACCACAGCGCGGCGCACGTGGATAGCCACGTCGTATTCCAGCCCGAACCGCCGCCACGCGAACGCCTGCGGGCGGGACCACAGGTCCTCCCACAGCTCCGCCTCGCGCACACTAGGCGCGGGCAGCGGGAACGGCGGGGCTGGGTCGGTCACCTCGGCGGGCAGCACCAGCCACTCCCCGTCGTCCTTACGGTTGCGCCGCAAAGCGTTGGGGTCCGGGGGCGGCCCGCTACGGGCGTGTCCACCTTTCGGCATGGTCTGTTCCTTCCCGCCGCGTTGCGCGGCCCGTCACGGTCACGTTGCGTGATCGTGCTTTCTCACCCTGCGAGACTCT